ATGAGGGGTGCGCGACCCCGGCTTCTTCCACTAGCCACGGCACGTTATCCATCGCCATGATGTCTCCTTGTCTTAGTGCTGCATTGCTGTGTAGGCGTCGCGCCAGTACACGGTCGCGGACGCTGTGCCCGTGGCGTCGGTCGCCTCGAAGTACCACTCGCTGTGACCACTCGGGACCACCAGGCGGGAGAGGCGGGTCCGACGATCCAAGTCCCCGGCCACACTGGCACGGGGAGGAGTCTTGATGATCGTGGAATCCCACGCACTGATCGTCACCGTCTGGTCGTACGCGATGCTCCCGACGTAGCCGATCTTGTAGCCCTTGTCCGTGGTGAGGATCGGGTTCGTGCACGGGCCATGGAAGACCACGCGTGCGGGACTGGGCAGGTCACCCGCATTGTCGATCCCACCCACACGCGGCTCACCACTGGCCACCGTCGTAATCGGCGCCACCAGTGGCGCGATGATCCCACCATGGGAGGCAGGGACCACCGGGATCACCACACTGTGCTCTGCTGCCGAGTAGTGCGCCGGATCGAGCTGCTGGAACTCAGCTGTCACATCCACGCGACCCTGGATTGCCATTCGATCCGGGTTCGGGCCCGTATACGGTCCAGGGCGCCCGTACACCCGGTACCAGGTCTCCCCGCCATCCAGGCTGTAGTCCAACGGCTGCGTGGTCGTGGAATCCCGCACCGTCGGCGCCTTCCACACCTGCTCAATGGCAGCCACAGCATCGAACGCCTCCGCGAGGGTGCGCGGCTGGTAGCTGGTCCGGGCATTGAACTGCCACGCACCCGCCCCCAACCAATCCCGGCTCGGGAGAATGCCGTCACGGTTGAGACGCTCCACGTACTCACTGCGGAGATCCGTGGTGGGGACCGTGAACTCGGTGATGCCCACCAAGTCACGGTCCCCACCGAACGTCACGCCCCTGTACTTGATCTGCACAGGGTCACCTCCTTGCCTTCAACGTCGCGTACTTCAACCGGTCAACGACTTCCTGACCAGACACGGCCTCGTTCGCGTTGACGATGTACGTATCACCCTCACGCGTCGTTGCGGCGTCGTGCTGCTGCACGGCGGCCTTGAGAGTCCGCCACTGCATCGCGGTGAAAACCGGCTCGGGCTTCCCCGACAAGTTGATGCCGGTCTGGCCCGGACGCATCCATCCGCCCTGGTCGTAAACCGCCGGGGTGGGGAGGATGCCACCGTCCTTGTACCAGTGCGGGTCCCGAGACAGCCACTTGCTGTAGGCGTTGGCCGGGGTCCCGTAGGTGTCCCTGATGTATTTCAGACCCCACTTGGCCTGGCCAGCGACTGTCTTCTCCACCGGCCCGTGAAGGTCGGTCATCTTCTGGAAGAGGCCACGCGCCGGACTGGACGAGTTAGCGGCCTTCGGGTTCCACGACGACTCACCCTGCACGAGGTGGTCCAGGGCCTTCCACTGGGCACCCTTGTTCCACCCGTACTTCTTGGCGACCGACTTCACCTGGTCCTTGACCGGGCCGCCCTTGAGCGCACCGGCGACACCGCCGCCGGTTGCGGAACCAGACATGTCCTCTCCCACGACCTTGCCCCAGAGTCGGTGTCCGAGGCTCTTGATCTTCTTCAAGGGTTTCGCGACGAGCGACTTCACGCCGGATGTCATGGATTGAATCCAGGGGCTGTCGGCCAGGGACTTGATGCGGTCCTTGAAACCGGACGTGATCGCCCCGAACTTCTTCCCGATGCCCTTGATGAAGCCACCCACACCACCAGCGACCTTTTTGCCCAGCCCGGCGAGCTTCGCGAGCCAGCCTTCATTCTTCTTCTGCTTGGCAGTCTGGGCCGGGGCCTCAGCCGCGGCCCCGGCCCCAGCCCCGGCGAACACGTCGCCGCCCTTGGGCATGGACCCGCCGTAGAGGATCGAAGCCGGGTTCACTGGCGACTTGTAGTAGTTCCCTCCGTTCCACCACTCGAAATGCAGGTGAGGGCCGGTGACGTGGCCCGTGGCGCCGGACCAGGCGATCTGCTGGCCCGCGTTCACGTGCTGGCCCGGCTTCACCCACGACCGGGACAGGTGCCCGTAGTAGGAGTGGTGGTTGCCAGCGTGGTCGAGGAAAACACCCTTGCCGGTGCGTCCGGTGATGATGTTCCAGCCGGTCTAGGCGACCTTGCCGTCCATGACCGCGTACACGGGCGTGCCGGTGCCGACCGCGAGGTCGTCACCCTGGTGCTTGCCACCGGCGCGGCTCTCACCGAAGTTGTGGAAATCGGTTTGCCACCCGTGCAGCGGCTTGACGAGCCCACCATCCTTGAATGCCTGCCCCTGGCCGAGGGCAGACTTCACACCTGCCACGCCGCCTGTGCGGGCGGCCGCGTTGATCCCGTTCACCCACCCGGACCCGACGGCCCGGGTGAACTCCGGGCGCATGACGGCCTCGCCGCCTGAGAGGTCCAGGGCTCCACCGGTGGGGGAGTAGTAGTGGTGGACGTCCCGGCCCGGCGTGTACCCGGGGGTCACACCACCGGTACGGTACTTGATCGGGTCAATCTTCTTCAGCGTCTTGCCGCCGAAGACCTTCGTGACCCCGTTCCACAACGGCTTGATGCCCTTGTTGTAGACCCATTTGATCACAAAATTCACGGGTGCAGCCGCGATCTTCTTCAGCCCGTCCCACGCGGTCTTGATCGCCTTCTTCGCAATCTTGAACGAGTCCGCGACCGAGCCGATGACCTTCTTCACGGCTTTGAACACTGGGTGGAGGACGTGGTCCCACACCCACTTCATCCCGTTGGTCATGCCCTTCCACCCGGCCTTGATCCCGTTGAAGGCGGGCTTCAGGGCGTTGGTCCAGAGCCACTTCCCGACAACGCCAGCCGCCTTGAAAATCGGCTTAATGAGCGTCCGGTAGACGATGCCGATCCCGGCGCCGAGGGCCCTGAATCCGGTCTTGATCCACCCGAAGGCTGGCTTTAGTGCGTGCGTCCAGAGCCACCTGCCGATGGCTGCGTAGGCCTGGAAGATCGGCTTGATCACGGCCCGGTAGACGATGCCGATGGCCGTGCCGAGGGCTTTGAAGCCTGCCTTGATCCACCCGAAGGCGGGCTTAAGGGCGTTCTTCCACAGCCATCTGCCTACCGCAGCGAAGGCCTTGAATAGCGCCTTGATGATCACCCACTGTGCCAGGAATACCGTGGCGATGATCTTGAATCCGGTCCGCATCGCGAGGAAGGTGGGCTTTAGGATGTTGAGCCAGAGCCACTTTCCAATCGCTGCGAACGCGTGGAATACCGGCTTAATAATCGACTCGTAAACCGATTTGAGCCAGTCACCAATGGCCTTGAAGCCGGGCTTGAGCCAATTGAAGAATGGGCCAATCACATTATTCTTGAGCCAGTTCCAGATCTTCCCCCAGTTCTTGATCACCACGATGATCCCGGCGATCGCCAGACCGACCCCGGCTGCAATCGCCAGCCACGGGGACGCGGCCAGTGTCACGCCCAGCCAGGCGGCTGCCACGGCCCCCAACCCGATCGTCAGGCCCTGCAACACGCCCGGCGTCTTCGTCGCCCACGTCGTGAACTTCTCCACGGGACCCAGCAGGGGTGCCACACCCTTGGAGAGCATGTTTTGGAAGGATCGCTTTGCTGTCTCGAGGCCGTTGGCTGCCCCTGAGTGCAGGGTGTCACCCATTTTCTTCGCGGTCCCGGCGAACTTGCCGGTCTCTTGGGTGGCGGGGTTGATCATCTTCAGGAACTCGGGCACGTTCTCCGTACCCAGGTCCTCAAGCTGGGTACCGAACAGGCTGATCGCCATGTTCGCCTTGTTTCCGGGGTCCTTCACGCCCTGCAACGCGGTGACGACTTGGCCCATGGCACCCTTGGCCTTGTCCCCACCGGCCAAGAGATCATTCGTGATCTGCTTCGTGTTCAGCCCCAGCGCCTTATAGGTGGCCGTCGTGGACTTGGACATGTCGGTGCCACGGATCGTGAATTCCTTGATCGCGTCGCCGACCTTGTCGACACCGATCACACCGTTCTCGGCGCCAGCAGCGATCATCATCATGGCTTGGTTGCCGTCGATGCCCAGCTGCGCGTAGTGCTTCGAGTACTCGGTGAGGGTGGGGAGGACCTCGTCGCGGACGCCCTTGGGGATCTTCTGCATGGCCCCGGCCATCATGTCGAACGCCTGCGTGCCGTTTTTCGCGAGCCCGTTTTTGATCATGACGCTGGCGGCCGTGGTGGACTCTGAGAGGTCCACGTCGAAGGTCTTGGACAGGTCCATCGCATAGCCGGTCATCGCTGCGATGTCCTTCTTGGAGGAGTTACGCAGACCCTTGAAGGAGGACACGACGCCGTCCACGGCGGTCCCGACCTCGTCCAGGTTCTCCCCGTACCCCTTGGCGTACAGGGACGCGGCAGCAGCGCCGTAGCGCTTGGCCTGCTTCGGTGTGGAGCCGAGCTGGGCTTCGAGGTTGGAGGTGAGGTTCTGCTTGTCCATGGCCTGCGAGAAGGCGTCCTTGAGGAGCTTCGCCCCGCCAGCGGCGGCGGCCATCTTCGTGACCAGGCCACCGACACCACCGGTAGCGGCTTTGGCGCGACCGATGAGTCCCTTGAGGCCGCCGGTCATCCGGCCGGTACTACGCGAAGCGCTGTCCGTGCTCTCCGCTGCACGTTGCTGGGCCTGAGCCAGATCCTCAGTGATGCTCGTATGAGACCGCTGAGCCTCACGAAGGCCATCCTCCGCGTTCTCGAATCGTTGGGTGGCGTCGGCTGCGCGGCCCCTGGCGGCCTGAAGGTTCAGTTCTGCAGCGCGGGCCTGCCTGGACTCGCGACCATGCTTCTCCACAGCGTCGGCGAGCCGCTGCTCTGCGGTGAGCTGAGTTGCGGCGGAGCGCTGCATTCCCTGTCGGGCCTTCGAGACTTCGCCGGAAAGCCTGGATACCAGACCGGCGGCACGCTTCTCTGAAGCCTCCAGCTCTGAGACGGCAGAGTCGGATGCACCGTCTGCCGCGTCCTCAAAAGCATCCGAGTATCCAACACCGGCCCGTCGTCCCGCCTGTGTTGCCGAGCGCGTGGCCTCCCGCACCAGGCGCTGGTTGAAGTTCCCCATCGCGGGGAGGACATCAATCCACTGCTCGTCTGCCATGGTGGGCTCCGTCCTCCCCAGCGCGGGGTCACATATTCGGTTGCTTGTTCTGCGCGGCGAGCATGATGCGGGTCAGGTTCGCCCGCTGCTGGGCTTCCTGCTCAATCCGTTCCTGATCCGGTTCGTCCGCCCCGTCCACGTCGGGTGTGGGGAAGAACTTCAGGTCGGGTGGCTCACCCTCAAAGTTGACTTTCGCGTAGGCGTAGAGGAGTTCTCGCAGCCTGGATTCGACGCCCCACATCAGCCAGTCACTGGTCGTCCACGTCTCCCCGTACAGCTCAGTACGGGCCGGGTTCACCAGAGGCAAGTGCTCGATCATCACGCGCAGTTCGCGGGGGCTGATCTCTCCCCGGAGGGCCGCAAGTAGGGGGTTCCCCCGCCCCGGGTAGGCCTGCATCAGGGATGCTTCGACGGCTTCCGGGGCGGGCCCTACTAGGGCTAGGACCTCCGGGACTTGATTTTCCCCAGGGTCTCCTGCTGCTCACGGGTCGCGGTCGCCCACGCCACCATCAGCAGGCCCGGCGTGTACCCGGCAGCGGTGACCTTCTCAAGGTCAGCCTCGGCCTGATCGCGGTCATCTAAGGCGCCCAGGACGATCAGTGCGGCTTCACGCTGATCGTCTTCCTCCCCGGCTTCCTCAACGGCCTTCAGGAACTCCTTGTGCTCGGCGCTGTCGTCCACGGTGATGCCGAGACGGATGTTCACGTATTCGCCTTTGCCGATCTCGAGGGGCTGAAGCCCGGAGAGGCCAGCATCTTCGAGCTGCTCCTTGAACTGGTCGAGGCGGATCGGGCGGGGGCCCTGGTTGGTCTTTGCCATGATGGCGCTCCTTCTGGTGGGACGCGTAGGACGTCTTTGTGAGGGGTGGGGTCGTGGTGCGCGTCCCAGGTCGCCACGACCCCACCCGGTATGCGAGTGAGGGGGTTATCCCTCGGCGGGTGGGTTGACTGCTGCTTCGAGTGCTTCGACTCGTGCGGTCAGCGCGGCGACAGCGGATGCCTGGTCGGATGGGATCGTGGGCTTGCCCGTCACGCTGGCCCACTCGGCGGTTTTCTCGGCCGCGTCAACCTTCGTGCGGGCCTCAGTGATTGCATCCACGATCTGGTTGTGCGCCTCCGGGTGCCCGGAATCACCGGCCTTGGCGGTGTTCACCGGAAGCGGCGTGGTCCATGTAGCCATGAGGCTCTCCTCTCGTCGTGCTTTCAGGGCGCGGGGCAGCCTCTACACCGACACCGTCAGTAGGCGCCGGTGTAGAGGGCTGTCATTCCCCCGATCCGCCCGAGGCGGCCTGGTGGTAGGCGGGGCCGTCCTGGGCGCGCAGCATCGACAGGCCGAGTTCCACATCGCGCAGCAGATCGAACGTGAACTCCGTGCTCTCGGTGTCAGCACGGGACAGAGCGCGGTCTCCAGCGTCGGAACGCTTGGCCCGGAAGCCTGCCTCCACGCGGTAGATGGCCTGATCGCCAACGCCGTCCTGACCCAGCAGCACGACGCGGTACTCAGGCAGCCCGGCGAGCGCGCCGTCCGTGAAGCCCCATGCACCCTGGGCGGACTCCGGCCAGTCCTCGAACGGGATGCCGTGGTTGATGGCCTGGATGAAGGCGTTGGCTTCACCGGCGGTGAACTTGATGGACTGCTCGCGGCCGGTCACATCCGAGCGCACGGGGTCCAGGCTGTTGTTCATCGTGGTCTTGTCCGAGTCAATGGACGAGGAGACGTTGGCGCCCTCAGTGGTGAGGTGCCCGATGAACTTGATCCCGGTGGGGATCTTGGGTTCGTGGGTGGCAGCGTCGAACCACGCCTCCGGGAGGACGGGGAATGCCGCCTTGGGGTGGGCGATGCCCACGGCGACGATTCCCCACTTGCGGACGTTGTCGTCGCGGTCAGTGATAATGCTGGTGAGTTCGGACATGGTCCGTCCCTTTCTTCTGATGCTGGTACGCGGTTGGGACGCGTGAACTTGGGGTTACTGCTGCCGGGGGCGCAGGGTGATCGCCCACATGGAGTGGCACGCCCTGATCCCGGGGTTCTGGTGCGCTTGGATCGCGGGGACGAACGTGTTGCGGGCGTCATCGACGTAGACGCCGGTCGGTGCCTGCCCGGCGAGGCGGTGCATGGCGTCGTCGGCGTCCTCTGCGGCCGCCCACACGAGTGGGCGGGTGGCGGCGTAGGCGATGACCTCCACCGTGACGGTGCGTTCCTCCATCGGCTTCGACGGGTCAGCGCCACCAACCACTCCGACCTGATAGGCCGGGAGGTACTGGTCGAGGTCATCCGGGGTTTCCGTGAATACGGGCCGCCCGGTCGCAGTAGTGAGGTGGGCGATGAGTGCGGGTTCAACCCGCCCATACCGGGCCATCACACTGCCCCACGCCGTAGGATCATCTGCCGGTTGGGTTTCCCCGCACGCACCGCACGGCGGCCCTCCGCGATGATCTCCGGAGTCAGGGTCGCGGTGACACGGGCGTAGGAGCGGCGGATACCCAGCCGGGACTGGGTGCCGGGTCGAACACCGGTCTCCACTCGGAGTGCCCGGGCGAAGAGCGGCTGGTTCGCGGCGTAGGCCAGAGCCCGTGTCCGTGAAAGCATCGCGGTCGCCCGCCTCTCAAGGGCTTGCATGACCTCGGGGGAGCGCATAACTTCGTTGAGCCGTTCGGTACCGAGGCCGGTGAAACGTTGCCGTGCCATGTCATCCCCTCACCTTCGTCATCGTCAGTGACGTGTGCTCGATGCGGTATCGGCCCCGCCTCGTGTCGGGGTCACCTTCGATCTCGAATGCGGCGCCGTCCCACTCGATCCGGTCAGTGCTATGGACTGGGACGGTGGGGATCGCGCCGGACACCCTGAACTTCACGACCTGCGTTTCGCGTTCGTGGTCGGTGAGGTCTTCAGCGGCGACCTGCTGGACGTTCACGCCAGGCCATTCGGTCCGGCTGGTCACTGTGACCGGTACGCCGTCACCATCGGGCGCCCCGTTCACCACCCGGACGATGGTGACCTTGTCGTCGTGAAGGATGCGTGGTGGTCTCATACCCGATCACCTGCCGCGTTGATCCGGTACTTATCGACGACCTCAGCCCAGAGGCTCGTGGTGCCACCGGATTGCAGGAACGCCGTGTTGAACTGCACGGTCTCCGAGCCCGTGGTGACAGACTGGACAGCAGCGGATGCCGCATCGAGGCCGATCCCTGCGGCGTCAAGGACAACGTCCTGCACGTCTTGTGGGGGCTCCTCCCACCCGGCAGTGAAGGCGACGTGGATGTTCTCCACGCCGACCGGCCACCCGTCCGCTCGGATCAGCTGCCCGGTGCGCGGGGCGACAGTGAAGCCCGCGAATGGGATGCCATCAATATCGACATCCACCAGGGTGGGGTCGATTTGCATGGCGGGGAGGCGCAGGATCGTGGACCCGTTTCCGGAGAGCGTGGTCGTGTATGCGCTCGTGGTGACCAGCCAGTTCACGGCACCCCGGAACCGGTCCGACGCACGCCGCAACGCACGCAACGCCGCCTTGTCGTCAACGCCAACACCGGCCAAGTCCGAGAACTCCTCCGGGTCGGCGAGGTACTTGCCCTTGTCCCAGGCCATGACCTACGACTCCTTGAGTAGCTCGATCAACTCCGCCTTCGTCAGCCCGTCCACGTCGGCAGCGTCGAGACCCTGAGTGAGGGCATAACGCATCCAGTCGGCCTTCGACGCAGCCACAGCGGGCCGGTCGCCGGTCAGGACGGTGCTGGTGGACAGCGGGGCCGGGTTCTGCGGCTTCACGACGGGGGCGTGCTGCGGTGCTGCACCCTTCACGGCACCACTGGTAGGCAGCCCGAGACGCTGCGCGTCATCCGGGGTATACCGGACACCGTTGTAAATGATCATGCTCATGAGAGCCGTCCCTCCGTACTTCAAATCCGGCATGGAAAAGGGGGACACCACCCAAACCATGACTGGTCGAGTGGTGCCCCCCTCACGAGGTGCGGGTCAAGCGCCCTTGATGTCCACGATGGCCAGCTTCGCCGCGTTGCGGATCAACTGCATGGCGCGCTTCTCAGCACGGATGTACACCAGGTTGCGCTGCGCGTAGTCCTTGTGCTGGTTGAACGCGGTCACCGACAGTGCTTCACGGTCCAGCAGCTGGATCGTGGAGAAGTCGCCAACGAGGACAGTGCCCACCGGGATCGCCTGGGACACGATGCGCTCATACCCCCACGCCTGCGGGGTGCCTGCGGAGAACGGACCGGCGCCAAGGTAGCGCCCGTCGGCATCCTTGAGCAGATCCCAGGCCTCGTCGTCCTCCGGGTTCAGGAGGAAGCCACGGATCTGGGCGCCACTGGTGGTGCGCAGCTTCGTGATGGCCTTACGCATCGAGGTGGGCGCGTCCACGGCGAAGTCCTGCTGGAGGACGCCGGTGGTGTTGAACACGCCACGGGGGATCCCGTTGGTGCCCGACCCGTTCAGGAGGACTTCCTCGGTGAGGATGTCCAGGTTCTCCGTGAGGGTCGAGTTGATCAGCGTGGAGATCACGCCGTCGTCTGCGAGTTCCTGGTTGGTAACCTCCATGCCGTCGGCGTAGGTGTACACCGAGGCGTTGGCGACCTGGGTCCCCAGGGTAGACAGGGGCTTCAGGCCACCGGCGGCGTCCGTGCCGGTGGTGGTCTTGGCCTCAGCGACGATGGCCGCGTTGCTGGTCTTGGAGATCACCTGGCGGTACTCGATGAACTGCGAGTCCGTGGTGCCGTGCGTGATGACGTCGAGGACCGTGCGCGGAGGACGGTAGACGAGATCCTCAACGCCGGGGAGGCGGGTCGGAGCAAGGTCACCGTTGTTGACCGTGTTCAGGGGCGCCGGGTCGGCCTTGAAGGCGCGGCGGCCACGCTGGCCAAGAGCCTTGGCCTCCACTCGGATGGGGGTGCCGTCCGAGATCCCGGACCGGTTCGAGGCGCGGAAGGACTTCATGGCCTCCGAGCCGGTGAACGCTTCACCGAGGGTTGCCGGGGCGGCCTTGCGCACGCCGGGAGCATCCTCCTGAGAAGACTGCTCACTGAAACCAGCCAGAGCCTTCAACGAAGCGGCAGCCTGCTCGTCGCGCTCGATCTGCGCGGTGAGATCGGCATGTTCCTTCGCCACGGCATCGACACGCTCGTACTCCTCGTCGGTGAGGGTGCCGTCCTGAGCCTTCGCGGTAAGGTCGCGGGCCTCAGAGGCCAGCGCCTGGAGCTTCTGCTTGCGGTCCATGAGGGGTCCGCCTTTCTGTTAGTTGGTGGCGGCGGCCAGCAGCCGCGCCTTGATGTCGCTGGCGCTGGCGCGTTCAACGACTGGTTCCTGGGATGGTTCTGGGGTTGACGAGGACTTCTCCGCGCCACTTGATGCGGGGCCGTCCTCGTCGCCGTCGTCCTCGTCATCGCCCTCAGCGGCCTTCGCCTTGTCGATGACCTCACCAAGCCGGTCGTAGGCGTCCTGGATGGCTTCGAGGTTCGGTTTCGAGAGGACACGGCCTGCCTTGGCGACCTGTCGTGCCTTCACGGCCAGCAGTTCCGTGTCAGGGTTGGCGCCCTTGAAGCACGGGCCAGCCTCCCAGAGATCCACGGACTTGATGCGCATCGGACCGAACAGGTCGGCGATGTCATCACCGGACTTCTCCACCGGCTCCGAATCCGTGACGATTCCCGACCAGGAGAACTCGCGGATCAGACCGTCACGCATGAGCTGGTGAACACGCGCCGCCTTCGGATGATTCAGGTCGAGGAGGCCTTTGATACGAAGACCCTGATCGGTCTCCTCAGCCGAGACGATCTTCCCGATGATCGAATCCGGGTCGGTGAGGTCGTGGGACCACACCACGGGAATGGGTGCGCCCTTCACCGACCAGTCGGCCAACGTTTCCCGGAAGGCACCCTTCTCGACGATGTCCCCGTAGGAATCGGTATTACCGAACACGGACACCAGCGCCTCGAACTCGCCAGTACCAGCCGGGTCCGAGGCTGCCGGGTCGACTGCCTTCATGGTGATGGTGGTCGGCGCTGACTTCGCAACCTCCACACGGTCAAGTGTCTGGACCATCACAGCCCTCCTATTACTGGTTGTCTTCGATGCCCTCAGCCGTGTCGTCGCCATGGCCGGGGTTCAGTGCGTTCTGATCCCCGGAATCCGTGGGTGACGCTTGCCCGCCCTCCACCACGTTCAGGGGCACAATCAGCTCGTCAGTGCCCTCAAGGTGGGGGAGGTTCATGCGTGCTCGCGCCTCAGCGGCCGTCATCACGGGTCGGCCGGTCACGGTCTGCAAATAGCGGGCCTGCTCGAGGAGGCTGCCCGCAAGAACAGCCTCACGGTTCGCTTCGAT